TCAGACGCCAAGGCACTTCCTGGCCCATCGTTCCACTGCGGCATTCTCCGCATCGTCGCCCAGTAGGAGAAGAAACCCAGCGTTCTTACCAAGCGAAGCAGGTTCGATGGTCTTAATGATGCCGCGATCACGCAGGAACACCCAAGCGTCGCTGATGCTTTTCTGTATGCTGTTCTCACGGGTCTTCATCTTCGCTTCCGCATTACCGCCCATCGCCTGTTCGGGAGTGAGCATCACCATTCCAAGCGCATCCGAAATAGCACGCCATCCAAGCGTGTAATAGCGGCACGGCACCTGCTTATCCATGAGCTTCTTCGGAGGACAATTGTTCTCGCTATCCCAATCGTATGTTTGCGAAGCCATGAACATGAGGACGAGTTCGGCGTTCTTGTTGAGGGTCATGTTGTCGCCGCGTCGTATCGCCATGCGTCCGGCACGGTTGACGTCGTATACGGCTTGCATGTTCTTGTAGCCCATATTTTCCACGTGTCTTTCCCTCCATGCCTAGCGCTATGCTGATGCACGGAGAATCTATGCAAGCTGGTTTTCCGATTGCCCTTGTCGCTGTTCGAGAGCGGCAAGGGCTTTTTGCTACTTTCGCCTATAACTCTAACTCTACACATGGATATAATTACAACTACTGTCGGGTAGTAGATACTGATAGTTTGTCGGTGTAGCTCCAGTTACATGTATATAAGTATGTACATGGTTATACATTCTTCTTACATTGTGCGTTTGCCATGATTTTACCAATTAAAAAGCACAAACGGTCAGAAAGAGGGTATGAAAAACCCGCCTGCAACAAAACAGACGGGCACGAGAAAAATATGATTCACGCAGGACTGCTGACGAGAGTGATAATCATAGCCAGGAAGCATACGCCGACGGCAACTCCAATCACAATCCAGCAATTTCGCACATGGATGGAATTGCGCGACTCGATATAATCCAGGGCCTTCGCCCTCACATTCCGCTCGATGGCATCTGGTGCGGAATCGGTTTTGGATGCGATCTCATACAATTCGCGCAACGTCGGCTGGCCGCCGTCCACATCGTCGATGCGTTCCAACTCATACTGGGTACGCCAGTCGATCAACCCGGACATGCGAATGCCGTTCCGCACAGCCATCTGGATCAGCAGAACGAACGCGGCTATACCGATGGCGGTACCGGCGATAACGAATATAGGAACCATGACGCTCTCCTTTGCTCTCCTGCAATATGTCTCAACAAGGATTATCCCGCCAATCGACGGCTGGTGAATCATGGGCGTTTCTCAAACAAGCCATCCTTGAGAATCTGCCGGTAGTCCGTAAGAACCTGCATGGTCACGTCCAGCTCCGCTGCCATATGCCAGGTGTCGCCGTCCCACAGCTCTTCGGCCATGGCGAACTCGACCGGGCTTATCAGCATCAAAGCCGTCTCGCGTCGCGCCCTACGCTCGCATTTCACGCCGAACCGCGTGCCGCAGCCGAGATCACGATACTTCGCATGCACAAGCTCATGGCATAGGGTGCAGAGCCTCTGCCGGTCGTTGAGCCAGTCGGCAAGCCATATCGTTCGCAGCTGGTCGCAATACAATCCGCAGGTAGTGCCTGGAATATCGGATTCCAAAACCTTCAAACCCATGTGCTCGGCCTGACGTTCCAAAACGTCGATGGTGATTCGAGACATTGTTCCCTTCGTATTATTAGGCGGCGGCATCACGAGTGAATACCGCCGCCATATTCATTGCTGTCGTCAGTCTTCCGGCGTTTCGGCCTCAAGCCTCGCGTTCGGATCGTCGTTCGCGGCCATGTCGAACTCTTCACGGTAGATGATCGGACTGTTCGCCCAGTCGGCGTCCGCGTTTTCCTTGAGACGGCGTGCGAGTTCCTGAAGCAGCTCGTCATTCGAAGCGTCATGCAGCCTTGCGACGGTCTTTCCGTTATCCATCTCGTCGGCTCTTATATATCCGAACTCAACCAGAGCTTCTACGGGATTTTCGCCATATGCTCTAGCGATGATGATTACCGACTCGGCGCTGAACTCGCATCCTTTGTTGTATTGACGCCAGAGGGTTGAGACGCTGAGTCCGGTCTTGTTGCTGATTTCATTGATTGCCGCATCATGCGTTAGCTGTGCGAAATATGTTTTCTTATCCATGTATTTCATTATGAAATAAAAACTCTTTCATGTCAACACGCCGAAAAGGTGTTTCGACTTGAAAAATCTCTTTTCACCGTGGTATATTACTTTTCAGGTTGAAAAACAAAATGCTTCACAATGAAAGGAACAGTGCTGATGGCTGAATACAAAATGCAGTTCCGAGACGGCTTCCTAGACCGAGCCAAACGCATGAGCGGACTCAAAACAGACGAAGCCTTCGCCGGAGCAATCGGAGTCAGCGAAAGCGTCCTCGCCCGAGCGAAGAAGACCAACGAATGCACGCCACTCATGATGGTCGGCCTATACAAAGCCTTCGGTTTCCAACCCGGCGAAGTCAGCCAAATCAAGGCTGTCGGGGAAATGGGAAAGACAGCGTAATCACGTTTCTCGCCAAACCCTTTTTCCCGACCCAAGGAAAAAGGTTCACACCCCAAACAAGCAAAAGGAAACCACAATGAAAATCACCACACCAAACGGCACTCTCGAAGGCGAAAGCATCGAAGCCATCCTCAAAGAACACGGACTCGACTGCCTGCGCTCTGCCGACCTGCGCTCTGCCGACCTGAGCGCTGCCGACCTGAGCGATGCCGACCTGAGCGCTGCCGACCTACGCTGTGCCAACCTACGCGATGCCGACCTGAGCGCTGCCAACCTGCGCTGTGCCGACCTGCGCTCTGCCGACCTGAGCGCTGCCGACCTGAGCGGTGCCGACCTGCACGGTGCCAACCTGCGCTCTGCCTACCTGAGCGCTGCCAACCTGCGCTCTGCCGACCTGAGCGCTGCCGACCTGAGCGGTGCCGACCTGCACGGTGCCAACCTGCGCTCTGCCTACCTGAGCGCTGCCAACCTGCGCTCTGCCTACCTGAGCGCTGCCGACCTGCGCTCTGCCGACCTGAGCGCTGCCGACCTGCGCGGTGCCAACCTGCACGGTGCCAACCTATCGGAACTCACCGTCGCCCAAACCAGCATCCTCCCGGACGAAGGCGACATCATCGGCTGGAAAAAAGCCATCACACTCGACGGAGCGCCCATCATCGTAAAACTTCTCATTCCGGCCGACGCGCAACGCTCCAACGCCACTGGCCGCAAATGCCGCGCCAGCACAGCGCGAGTGCTCGACCTGCAAGACAAGCAAGGCAACAGCCTCCCACCGGATACCACGGCGTACAGCTCATACGATCCAGACTTCACCTACCAAAAAGGCGAAACCGTGCACGTCGAAGACTTCGACACCAACCGGTGGGACGAATGCGCCCCCGGCATCCACTTCTTCATCACCCGCATCGAAGCCATCGAATACTAGGAGACTCCAAATGAACAATGAAATCCAGCGATTCGAGTTCAAGGGTGCATCATTACGCGCCCTGACCGACGAAGCGGGGGAGCCTTGGTTCGTCGCCAAGGACGCATGTGACATCCTCGGCAATGACACAAATCATCTCCGCGAAGCTCTTGATGATGACGAAATCACAAACCTCCGTAATTCGGAGGTTTGGAATCAGCCAGGGCGTGCGCCTCTCATCATCTCTGAGCCCGGCTTGTACAAGCTCATCATGCGCTCGCGTAAGCCGGAGGCGAAGGAGTTCCAGCGTTGGGTGACGCATGAGGTGCTGCCGTCCATTCGCAAGCATGGCGCATACATGACCCAGCAGACGTTGGACAAAGCGCTCACCAGCCCGGACTTCCTGATCCAGCTCGCCACCAAGCTGAAGGAGGAGCAGGAGAAGGTCAAGGAACTGGAGCCGAAAGCCAAGGCGTTGGATGACTTCACGAATATTCCCGATGCTCTGCTTGTCCGTGACGCAGCGAAACTCCTAAGCAACGATTCCAACATTCAGATCGGTGAGCATGAGCTGCGCCAATGGCTTGTGGATAACGGTTGGATTTACCGGCAGCCTAACCAGTCGTGGTGCGCGGCGTCAAGTCGCGTGAGGCAAGGCCATATGGTCATGGTGTCCTCCCGTTCCCACGGAATCCACAAGGATGGCACGCCATTCGCCTATCCGCCGACCCCGAAACTGACCCGCAAGGGATTGGCGCTTATCCACCAGCGGTTGTCCGAACAAAGTTTCGAGCGAGTGCTTGACGCGGAGGTGGCGGCATGACGTTGTTGAATCCTCCCGCGCCACCGCATGAGTTCGTTCTTGACGAGGGTGGGCACTGCGTGTTCCGCATCAACGAGCGGAAAGGCGCGTCAATCGTTGAAAAAGACGGACTCAAGACGAGCACGTTGTATGAGATTCCCGAATCGAAACTAGGCGCGTTCATCCAATGGGCCGCTGACGTTCACGGCCAATCAAGATAGGAGCAGGTTTTGACAGACAGGAAGGTTGTTGTCGAAGAGGAGATTTTCGACAGGCAGGAAGCTGCCAGGTTCCTCAAGCTTGGAGCGGACAAGTTCGACAAACTGTACAGGGTGTGCGCCGACTATCAGGGCGGCAAGACCGTCACGTACAAGAAGTCGAAGCTTCTCGACCGTTACGACCAGGTGTGCGAGAGTTCACGGGAGGTTTCGGCATGACCGGCACTCGACCTGATGTCGCGTGGAGCGTCCAGACGGGCATCGACTTGGATGCCATGCTTGCCGCCAACGCGAATTGGATTGAACGGGTCAGACATAAGACCAAACGTGACTATCAGCGGGATAAGCCGGTATTGCAGCGAGTGTTCGAGTCGCTTCGCACGAAATATGAGGCCGGTTTCAGTACCAGTTCGTATCGGATTGCGGAAGACCTGCAATTGGCTCAGAGCGTTGTCTACAGAAGTTTGCGCAAGCTTGTTTCCTGTGGGCTTGCGGAAACGTTTCTGATGCATGGAAGACATTGTTTCAGGCCGACAGGCTTGGAACCGACGAAAGGATTTGATTGGAATGAATGACAGTGTTTTGGTGAAGCTTGACCAGCTTTTCGATAAGTTGAAGACCGCAAGCGACGGAGACGATTGGAATACCGTGCGCGGTCTGGTCGCACAGGTCGCATCACTCGTCAAAGTGTATGAAAAGCCACTGCCCGAAGAGCCGAAGGAGCAGGGCTTCTATGTCACCGCGAATGATGGTCTGCTCCTGCATAAGGACATCGATGATGACTGGTCGGCGCGCACATGGGATGACTCGGCTAATCCCATCTGGAATGGCAATAGACCGTATGTGAAGTGGCCGACTGTCTGCGAAACGCTCCCGCCTGAAGCTTTCCCGTTAAAGCGAGTGAACACGGGAGACGGTAACGATGACTGACCATGATTACTGGCTTGAAGACATGCAAGCAATGAAGAAGCGGCAGAAGCCGAACTACCCGCGCCGCCGCATCAAATTCGCCCTCGCGGTGGTCGCCCTCATCGTCACATCCACACTCATGCTCACCTGGCATGGCGGCAGCACCACCGCCGCGCTCATGGTGGAAGGCGTGTACATCGCCACCGCATTGTGGCTGATCGTCAGATTCGCGCCACGCGACTAAAGACTTCCCGCTGGCTGACAGTCCAAACAAACAACCAAAAATCGGGTTGTTCCGCAGGATACCCACGTTCACTCATTCGTCGGCCAGTGGGGACCATAACTGAAAACAGATATTATCCACGCGCCTACGAACTCAATACCGCGCAGCAAATCACGTAGGCGCATTGGCCGCACATGGTTGTGGGATTCATGCCGGACTCCTTAAGTTTGACAACTCATGAATCACCTTATCCATCTCGCATTCAGGTTTTGACATTTCCTGTTGCCGTGATGTTGGCCGTGAACCCGTTCAGGTCGGGTTCCAACGGTTTTGCATCATTCATTGGCGTGAATCCTAACAGGTTCGACTCCTGTTGCGGCCACTGTCCCCACCGGTTAGTGCGATTGCCGGACTGGGGATTTGACGTGGATTGGATGACTCGGGGTCTCTGGTTCTTCTTCCCCTACGGGTCGCGGGTTCGACTCCCGCCCACGTCCGAAGCCGTCGAGAGACGGCCCATCATAATTGAAAACCCGGTTGACGGGGGAGCCTAAAAAATCATATTCCAAAGTCGATTTCTCTAGGCGCTTACATACACACTCTCTCCCGTCAACCACTGCTGGTGCAAGGAACGTGGCCGCTGCTATCTCAGCCGTTCGATTCATCGGCGGTCAGATGGTTCGACTCCATCCACCAGCACGCAATCACAGAAAGGAAAACTCTCATGGACACCATCAACGTGAATGGCGAAACCTACACGAAAGTACCGGACGAGATCAGCTTGTTCGGACGAACCTACCTGCTGGCGGACGACACCATCCCGGAACCATTGGACGTGTCGGACTGGCATCCAATCGAACCGGATTACCGTATCACGCTCAGGGAATACATGACCCAACAGCATCCAGAAGACGCCAAGCGTAACCTCACCGGACTGGGCCAAGTCGTGAAGAACGTGGTTCTGAATGCCGGTAAGGGAGACTTGTTGGAAGAGAACAGCAATGGTGCCATCATTTACACCCGCTCGTTGTTCCCGCTTGTCGAACAGGGCTACAGGAAGTGGCGTTACCGGAATAATGCCCACATTATGGAACGGAGTGTGGCGGAAGCATGACGGAAGTGAAATTTCCCAGCATGGTTGACATGCCGGACAAGGAGTATTTCGCACATCCGGCAATCGACCAGACTGGTTTGAAGAAGTTCATGGAGTCTCCAAGAGCGTACGCATGGCACAAGCTGAACCCTCTCGACAACAGTACGTTGGCGTTCGGCAAGGCCGCGCACAGTCTCATTCTCGGTAGTGGCCCGAAGGTCGAAAGGAAACTCGACGGGCGCACCAAAGCCGGTAAGGCACAAGCCGAACAAGCCAAATCGGACGATCTGGTAATCCTTTCCGGTTCCGACTATGAGAAGCTTCAAAACATGGTGGATTACGCGCCGGACATGAACAGTCTCGTGGAAGGCAAACCGGAAATCGCCTTGTTCGCCATCGACCCGGCCACTGGGCTGGAACTGAAAGGCAAAGCCGACTGGCTACCCGACCATCCCGGCATGGACGGCGTCATGTGGCTGTACGACTACAAGACCACCGGCCATGACGTGCAGGACTTCACTGGTTCGGCATACAAGTTCGGCTACCACATTCAAGCCGCCTTCTACATGATGCTGTATCGGCTCGTAACCGGATACCAGGGTGCGATGGGATTCAGATTCGTCGTGCAGGAGAAGCAGGAACCATACGACTGGATGATTTGGGAACTATCCGAAAACGATCCTGAAATCTCACTTGTCGCGGTGAAGCAGATTCGTGAAGCGTTGGACAGGCTCAGCTTCTACTGGAATAACCATATTCCGTTGGAAGACATGCTCAACCAAGGATTATCGAAGACGCCTATGCCTATCAGATTCACTGACTGGCAGATGAACCATCTGATTGGAGATGATGACCAATGGGAAATGTGATTCCAAAGAATCGTAAAGCCTACGGATACGATTACGCAGACCTTGGCTCGGTGGTCAACTATGTGACCGAAGTGTTGGGATTCCGCGTCGAACAGGACATTCACTACAACAATCTTCCCCAATATCCGAACGGGTACGGGTTCGTCGTTACCCACTATTGGCAGGATTTCAGCAAGTCTTGGAGCGAATACGCGGCACCCGTTCCGATCATTGTTGGCGATTCCGCTGGCAAACGTGAACAGCCGTTCATGCAACGGTACGGGAGTGCGGAAACGTATGCTCGACGCTACAGTCTGCTCACCTTGTTCTGTCTGGCGACCAGTGATGATGACGGACAGTTGGCGGGCTATCAGCGTGGAAATCCGATGAACGAGGAACTACGCAAACAGGTGGCCGCGCTCCTAGCTCAAGGGAACATTCCGGCAGGACGCGAGTCCGAAGCCATCGGCAATCGTATCAAAATGCCTGTGAATTACGCAAGATTGACCGACTGGCAAGCCCAATTGTTCATCAACAGTTTCAAAAAGAATGAAGAAGTCAAGGAGGCCGCATAATGGCTGGAGAAACCGTTATCACGATCATTGGCAATCTGACTAGGGAGCCTGAACTGCGCTCCACCAGCAATGGTGAGAACGTGGCTAATTTCACTATCGCATCATCTGACCGTAGGTTTAACCGGCAGACGAACCAGTGGGAGGATGGTGACACGCTGTTCATGAACTGTTCCGTATGGGGTGGCATGGCGCAGCATGTCGCTCAATCCTTGCACAAAGGTATGGGCGTGATCGCTCAAGGTCGTTTGAAGCAGCGTTCCTATCAGGCCAATGATGGGACTCAACGTACTGTGGTCGAGCTTCGCGTGGACGAGATCGGCCCGAGTCTTCGTAATGCGACTGCCCAAGTGCAGAGGATTCAACGTGGCGGCGCTCAGGCGGCCCCGCAGGGCGGTTTCAATCCGAGTCCGAATAATGTTCCGTCTAACGGTTTCCAACAGCCGCAACAGCCAACCCAGCAACCACAGCAGGGTGCCGACTCGTGGGGAGCGAACAACAATCAGCCTTCCACGTTCGGCAACTTCGGAAACGACACTGATTTCTAATCCAGACTAAAAGGAACCAACATGGCAAACATCATCCCATACAGGGAGTTTCTGAAAAGAAAGGAGCTGCGCGAGCAGGAGACTGGCATCACCGTTAGCCCGCAGCAGCTCCACCCATCCCTGTTCGACTGGCAGAAGCGTATCGTCGCATGGGCTTGCAAAGTAGGACGTGCAGCCATATGGGCGGATACGGGTCTTGGTAAGACCAGAATGCAACTCGAATGGTTACGGCAAGTCTGCGCCGGACATGGGACGGGGCTTATTCTAGCGCCGTTGGCCGTATGCCAGCAAACCATCCGCGAAGGCGCCGCAATCGGCATGGAAGTGCGTTATGTGCATGACCAGTCGGAAGTGTCGGACGGGTTCAGCATCACGAACTATGAGCGTGTGCCGAAACTCGACGTGTCCAAATTCAATGCGGTCGTGTTGGACGAGGCTTCGATTCTGAAACAGTCGGACGGCAAGACCCGCAAAATGCTGATCGACACGTTCAGGGATACGAAATACCGTCTCGCCTGTACCGCCACACCGGCACCGAACGACCCGGAGGAACTATGCAATCAGGCCGAGTTCCTTGGATACGCCACCCGTGTGAAGATGCTTGCCACGTATTTCGTGCATGACGGGAATATTTGGCGTTTGAAAGGTCACGCGGTTAAGCCGATGATGCGGTGGATGTCGCAATGGGCCATCGCATTGCGCAAGCCGTCCGATATTGGCGGTGATGATGCGGGATATGAGTTGCCCGGATTGAATCAGACCGTTGATGTTGTCGCCTATCACGGCAGCATCCCGGAAGGCCAATTGTTCGCAGCTGACCTTGGTGGCGTCGGCGGGCGTGCGAGAGTCCGTAAGGAAACGCTTGTTGACCGTGTGAGCCGGTGTGTCGATCTGGTCAACAACGAACCTGAAGAACAGTGGATTATCTGGGCTGGATTGAACGACGAGGCGGACATGCTGAACAGGCTTATCCCCGGCAGTGTGAATGTGAAAGGCTCCATGTCGCCGGAAGACAAGGCCAAGGCGTTCCTTGACTTCGCTGATGGGAACATTCCGGTGCTGATCACGAAGGGTTCCATGGCTTCGTTCGGTTTGAACTGGCAGAACTGCGCTCGAATGGCGTTCTGTGGTTTGAACGATTCGTGGGAATCCTACTACCAGTCGATACGCCGCTGCTATCGGTTCGGACAGAAGCGCGTGGTTGACGTGCATGTGGTGGTTTCCGATTTGGAACGCGAGATTGCGGAGAACATCACCCGCAAGGAACAGCAGGCCACTCATTTGAGTGACGAGCTGGTGAAGACGATGAATGAATCGAACTCTTTCGGAAAGGCCGCATGATGGTTGAGGAAATGTATATGACCGATGAAGCCAAAGGTAAGGATTGGACGCTATGGCTTGGTGACTCGTGCGAACGCATGGCGGAAATGGCTGACAACAGTGTTGATCTGAGTGTGAGCAGCCCGCCGTTCGCAAGCCTGTACGTGTACTCCGATTCAACCCGCGACTTAGGCAACAACGGTTCCCGTGAAGAGTTCATCGAAAACTACGGGTACATCATCCGCGAACTGTTAAGGGTGACGAAGCCTGGGCGTATCGCTTGCGTGCATGTGCAGCAGGTTGTGACCACGAAGACCGCTGATGGCGTTGTCGGGTTGACTGATTTTCGTGGTGATGTTATCCGCGCCTATGTGGAGAACGGTTGGATTTTCCACGGCGAAGTCACCGTGAACAAGAATCCACAGGCTCAGGCGATTCGCACGAAGGCTCAGGCTCTCATGTTCGTCACGAAGAACAAGGATTCCAGTATGAGCCGTCCCGCGTTGGCTGACTATCTGCTGATGTTCCGCAAACCTGGCGACAATCAGGTGCCGATCAAGAATGATGTGAGCAACGAGGAATGGATTGATTGGGCGCAGCCGGTCTGGTGGAACATTCGAGAGACCAACACGCTGAATGAGCGTCTTGGCCGTGAGGATACCGATGAACGCCACATCTGCCCGCTGCAATTGGATTTCATCGAACGGTGCATCCGCTTGTGGAGCAATAAGGGCGAGCTTGTGTTCGACCCGTTTGGTGGCATCGGCTCGACCGTGTACGAGGCAATCAAACTTGGCCGCAAGGGCATGAGCATTGAATTGAAGCCTTCCTATTGGGATGCGTCGGTGAATCTGATGCGCGAGCTTGAAGAGAAGCTTGGAGAGGCGACACTGTTCTGATGGTTCCGCTTTCTGGGATGGCCGAACCCGCATGGTGTGACAAGCATGGGGTCGAATATTACGGCCCCGCTTGTCCTGAATGCGAGTCGGAAGCCGAAGACTATTGGGAGGATATTGGAGACGCGAGCATATGGGACTTATGACCACCTATGATTTCGACATTCCAGGCGAACCCGTCGCGAAGGGCCGTCCACGATTCTACGGGTATCGGGCTGTGACCCCTCAACATACGAGGGATGCCGAGGAACTGGTGCGAAACCAATTCCACATGTTCTACCCTCATGCCGAACCATTGGACGGGGACGTGATGATGATTCTCATGTTTTATAAGGGGCGTCATGGGAAACCGGATTTGGACAATCTGGAAAAGCTCGTCAAGGACGCGTTGAACGGTTTGGCCTACGTGGATGACCAGCAGGTGAAACTCACGTTGTGCGCCATGCTGGAACCCGACCGTATGGCATGGGGACAACGGGCGAAACGGCTTGTCAAACGTCGGCAGGGAATGCCGTTGACATACGGCGGCAATCCTTATGAGCCGCATACGGAAATCCATATAGAACCCTTGCATGACATTCACGGCGGGTTGGAAAGTCTCGTCAGAAACACGAAGGAGATGATAAGCGATGTCGGAAACCAGCCTGAATACCGGTGAGATGCTGTTCCAACTGCGTGTCTGGGATTACTTGGCTTGGGCGTTGGACGATAAGCGTCTCGACCATGTTGAGAACCTGTACTACAAGGGGCGGCCGATCAGTGTTTCGACGTTCGCCAATCCGAACGTGCCGATGGTGAAATGCTTCGATAAGGCCGAACTGTTGGCTGGTGACATTGATTCTGAATATCCGTTCGTCATACAAGCCGATGGCATGTTCGATGCTGACGTGATGGACGAGCGTGAGTGGATCGCGTCTCAACCCGCTTACACGAGTCTGAGCGTGTGGGACAAGTTCGAGACATTACTACCGGCCAAACCGTCTATGGAATGCGTTGACTCCGGCACTCGAATGTTCATCCGATTCACGTTGGGTGAATTGGCTGGCATGTTGAACAGTGGGCTGCCGCTCGGAGGTGGACGATGATTCTTCCAGCAGTCAGCGTCAACGGCATCCATTTGAGCAGTCAACAGCATGAGGCGCTTGTCAGCATATGGCGTACCGGTCGAATGCCGGAACCCCACGCAGGTCAGAAACCGTGGCTGTGGATTCAAGCGCTCAGACGGCGCGGCTTGGTATCCGGCAATGCGCTCAGACTGACCGACAAGGGACGCCATATCGCCCAACTCCTACAGGACAGGAAAGCATTCCCATACCGGTATCAAAGCACTGCCGACAATCCACACTACGGAGCCTACTGGGACGCCTACTACAGCAACCAGTCAACCTACCGGTATCAGCCCGGTTTGGAAATCATTTGCAAAAGGAACTGTGATGAAACTTGACCCGCCACCGGACTTGGTGGAAATCGCTGAAGCCCTGGACGCGATGGCGAAACCACACGTGGGAAGCGGATGGGCGAACACCAACTACACCGATCTGCCCTGCACCACGCCACGGCAGGAGGCCATCTGGATGGAATACAACGGAATCACAAGAGGAGAGGATTAACGGGCGATGTGGTTCAAGGTCGATGATGGGTTCTGCATGAATCCGAAGACGGCGATGCTGTCCAATGACGCCACCGCATTATGGCTTCGTTCAGGCACGTGGGCGGCGCAACAGCTGACAAAGGGACGTGTCCCAGCGAACATGATTCCCATGTTCCGCTGCTCCGATGATTCGGTTCAGGAACTCTGCGATGCGGGCTTGTGGGAGTATGACGCCGACAAGGACGAATACGTGTTCCATGATTGGGCTGACTATCAGCCGGACGGTGACGAAGTGGATGCCAAGCGCAGGAAGCGGAGTGAAGCGGGCAAGAAGGGTGCGAGCCGTCGTTGGAAGAAGCCTGAGAATGGCAAAAATGGCAAACCGATGGCAAATGCTATGGCAAACGCATGGCAAACCGATGGCAAACGCCATGGCAAACCGATGGCAAACGCATGGCAAGACGATGGCAAACCGATGGCAAACTCATGCCCCGTACCCGTACCCGTACCCGATAAGAAAGAAGAAGAATATTATTCTTCTTCCAAAGAAATGACACTTGCCATGTTCCAAGACTCCACGGAGTTGACGGCGGCGGACAGCATGATGCGAACCGCTTACCCGAACTTGGATTTACAGGATGCTTGGAACGCTTTCTCCGTCCGCCACTATGCCAGAATCAGCACCGTGGGGGATTGGATACGCCTATGGCGTGGCTGGTGTGAGAACCGGGCGCAAATGGGTGGTATCCCACCGTCGAAGCCACACGTCCACACTTGGGCTTGCGAACACACGTTGAAAGCCTTGCATCTCCAATCGCAGGATGACGTGACCGACATGGCGTCAGCCGTCAAAAAAGCCAATGAGCTAAACCAGAAGGAAGAACCCTAGTGAAATACATCAGCCTGTTCAGCGGCATTGAAGCAGCAACTGTCGCATGGCAAACACTCGGATGGGAGCCAGTCGCATACGCCGAAATCGAACCATTCCCCAAAGCAGTACTCAAACACCACTATCCGAACGTTCCAGACTTAGGGGACATGACGAAAGTTAATTGGAAGGAATACCACCATGCAGCAGATGTCGTTGTGGGAGGAAGCCCCTGCCAGGCATTCAGCATCGCCGGACTCAGGAAGGCTCTGGACGATCCTCGCGGCCAGCTCATGCTCGAGTATCTCCGAGCTTGCGCAGAAATTGATCCGGAATGGATCGTATGGGAGAACGTGCCCGGAGTTCTGTCGGCTGAACACGGACGGGCTTTCCAGTCGCTCCTTGAAGCCGTGGCCAACTCTGGTCTGATGGGGGGGGGGTGCATGGCGAGTGCTGGACGCTCAGTTCTTCGGTGTGGCCCAGCGGCGCGAGCGTGTGTTCCTTGTCGTCAACACTCGAGACTGGCGGCGTGCCGCGCCGGTACTTTTTGAGCGCGAGAGCCTGTGCTGGGATCATACGTCGAGCCGAGAGAAGAGGCAAAGCCTTACCCAGGGAACTGCGGGAGGCGTTGGAGACGCAGATTCGGACGCTAGGGGATTGATGTTGGACTTCCATCAGCAGGATGGACGGTTCAAGGTCAGCGATCATCCCGACGTGTCGAATACGCTCACCTCGCACATGGGTACCGGTGGCAACAATGTTCCCCTGATTAAGGCGTTCAAATGGAGCCAGGGTGAGAAGATCCGGAGTCTGGCGATTGGCGAAGTGAGTCCCACTTTGAGTACTGACCATAATCCAGCCGTCTACCAAATTGAGAGAGAGTGATGTGTCGCGCGGACACTCAGGCGAATGCCGCACAAGGATTCGATCTTTCTCCGACATTGATGGCTCACGCCGGAAAGGATGCCCCATTCATCTATCCGACAACTAATAGGAGAGACTAGTGGTTTTCACTTTCAAGATTCGCGGTGGCGGAGCGGGGGGGGGTAAGGGATTCCTCGGGCAGGACGAGCTTTCTGCCACGCTCAGCACGCACAATGACCAGTTTCTACATACGGAGGATTCGATGAATGGTTTGACGGTTCGCAGGTTGACGCCGTTGGAATGCGAAAGGCTTCAAGGTTTCCCGGACGGATGGACGGATATTCCGTGGAAGGGGAAGAAGCACGCGCCGGATAGTCCACGCTACAAGGCGCTCGGTAATTCGATGGCGGTTCCTGTCATGAGATGGATAGGTGAGGGCATCCAATTGGTTGAAGACAACAAGGGATTGTTCCAGGAGAACCCCAGTGAGCAGTGACAATCCATCCAAGGAGACGTGCCGCATGGTTGATGATCGTGATGGTAGGCGTTGCGTGCGTTGTGGCCGAAGCTTGTATGCGGTTGGCGGTTCCCGGCATCATCGGAAACTCCGTAGCCAATGCACGAGGGTGGAGAAGCATCAAGTGCAGAATCTGATTCTGCTTTGCGGTTCGGGTACGACGGGCTGTCATGGTTTCGTTCACATGCATCCGACTATCGCTTATGAGAACGGCTGGTGTGTGAAATCGTTTCAAGACCAGTTGGAAGTGCCGGTACGAACTTGGCATGGACTCGTGTATCTCACCACAGACGGCAAATATTCATCGACAAAGGAACAATCAAATGACTGATAACATCAATCCATCGCATTACAAGGATGGCCCGTTCGAATGCATCGAACTGTCCCGACTGTTGTCAAGCGACTGGGGTCAAGCCGTCCAATACTGCTTCAGGTGGCAGCACAAGAACGGTGTCGAAGACCTGAAAAAAGCCTTGTGGTTCGTTAACGACGCGCTCGTGCATGGAATTCCGATTTACGCCGTAAGTGACTGGGCGGACCTCGCTAGTGCATTGTTCCACACTCTCGCCAGAGAGGATTGGGCTGGTCTTAAGAGTGTTTGGGATGCATTCACTGTCTGGCATAGAGGTGATATTCCGGGACTCTTAAAAGACAAGATCAATGAAATCGAAAAGGAAGGCAAGTAATCATGGAACATATCGTGCAGTTCGCCATCGGCATTGACGACAAGGCCATCCAGAACCGCATCGAGGAATACGCCTACAAGGACGTGCTCGACAAGATCGTCAAAGAAACCATGGACACTGTTTTCGCGCGCACCAACGCGTATTCGCGGGAAAACATGTGTAAGACCATGATGGAGGAAGCTTTGCAAAGCTTCCTCGAAGAACGCAAGGACGAGATTATCGACAAGGCCGCGAACATGCTTGCCGACCGGTTCCAACGGACGAAGAAATATCGGGAAGCCATAGGTGCCGTCATCGCAAAGGATGGTGAGTGATGGATAAGACGAGGGTTGCCCTCACGGCGATTATCTGCATCACGATTGTCTTGACTTCGTTCAGCTTAGGAATGGCGCCTAATGTCGGCACGAATGCCAATACGGGTTTTCAAATGGAAACGGTCAAGACCGGTGACGTGACATGGGCGTGTTTGAAACATAACAGAGAATATATCGGTTGCAGCACGGTGGAGACGGTCAAATGAGTGTTTTCACAGGCAAGACCGGCTACATCGTCTGGCCGCAAGGTGAGACGGGAGTGCACACATGCCGCGTGTATGACTCACTGGATGAAGCTGTGGGCGCGGCACGTTCCAAAGCCGACTTCTACCACAGGGCATACGTGGTGCGTACCGCTTATGAGAGTCCGGCAAGAACCATCAGAACAATCCTCCCAAGGAGACACCAATGAGCGACAAAGTGAAAGTCGGCACGAGCAAGGTCACGTTCCGTGTGCGCGCGTTCGACTATCCGCAGATCGAACTCGCATCCGTCGAAGTGGATGTGCCGATGTACACGAAGACGGACAACAAGCTCGACAACATGCAGCAGGGACATGTCACGGCGGACGTGCCGGACGGTTTCAACGAGAAGGTCAAAGACGCATTGCATGTGTTCGCGGACACGTTGGAAGCATCATTCAAGGAAGGAGAGGGAAATGTTGAGAAGCATTGATTTCAAAACAATGCCTTATCTATTCACCGACAAGGCTGGCACTTGTCTGACTGTGGAGTTCGACGGCAGGGAACTGGATGGCATCTACAAGCAGGTGAAAGCCATGTACGATCAGGAGCACCCGTCTGATGACATGCCCACCGAACCAATGGAACCGGGCTGGTATATGACTCGGGATGGTGAAGACCTGTTGAGCTTCGACGGTGACGCATGGCATATCCACAATCTCAAATGCGGTGCGGAACCGTTCGCTGACGGTGATCTGGAAACGATGGACTGGAGCGTGGTCAAACGCACGTTCGATGCTGACGCTTTCCCGCTGATACCAGTGAATCTTAACGATACATCTCGTGCGGAGCGTCGGTTGACCAACCTCACCAACTTTTTGCACACGCTCATTCATGAGTGTGAGACAGTGCGGGACAACCCATCTTCCGACAAGCATACGAAAGACATCGAGAATGCCGTCTGCGGGACGGGAATCAACTTCGGCAAAGACCTGCTTGCACGATTGGAAAACGGGGTGTTCGACCATGACTGTGCATGACCATATCACCGACTGGCAGCACCTGCCATCGTCATTCCTCGCTGGCAAGCGTGCGATAGCCACCACCGTTGAGGGAACCACTATCGACGGTTTCCTCCAATCGATGACCACGAAGTTCAGTAACGGCAGCGGCAGCATGGTGCAACTGGTTTTCGAGGGAGTGTTCCAGCCGGTCATCATCAGTCTCAACGGTGGTGAGAACCAACTATGCAGAGCATACGATTCGATACTCATACTCAACGAGGTGAAGCAGTGAACAACGAATACGCGAAGTGGAGGACGGTTCTTGACTGCCTGTATCCTCGTACGTTCCCGCTTACACCAACCACTGCGCCATACCCGTTGAAAGGGTGAGTGATGTTCGGACGGAAGAAGAAAAAGCAGGAGGAGCCGAAAAGTTACCTCAGATGCCCATACTGCGGTCACGCGCCGATAATTGTCACCGGCAAATGCACGTATCACAATCCACGTCATACTGTCTACCGGTATGAGTGCGACCTTAGGTGCCTTCAAGGCGAGGTGTGTCAGACTGCCGAAGCTGCGTTCGATTCGTGGGTACGCATTGTCGCCCGCTATTACGACGCGGAAAATGCTATCAGATAATTCCGCAAGGAGAGGAAATCATGAGTCTGGCTGATGTTTGCTGGAACATTTCAAGCGTTTTCATCGTCATCACATTGGGTGTGATAGCGATACTCTGCGTGCTCATGCTGTTAGGCGTATTCGTATGCATCTTCGACCATGACGATAACCACAGGAACGATAAGAGCAGTAAGGAATAACAATGGCTACGAACGTGACCGAAAAAGACAAAGCATTGCAGGAGGTCATCGACTGGTGCGAGCAGCGTGAGATCGAAGGTCTGCGGCTTGCAAACGCTCTTCTGTTGCAGCGTGACATGGCCGCATATGGTGTCGTGAAGGGACAAATCAACGCATACGAAAAGACAGCCGACCACTGCCTTTCCATGCTTGGCTACACCGGCTCGATGCCTTCCGAGGTGCCTAACCAAAGCGAGGACGCGAAGGAATAGTTATGTGGTTCAAACGCAGACGCAACGAATATGGGTGTCCAATGTGCGGCAGACTACCAGTAATCAAGGCATCGCAAACGGAAAAATACCACGAGAGCCGCAAAGTAAGGACAACACTCACAGTCTACCGGCTCCAATGTCCACGTGGACATATCTCTACCAGCTGGTTCAGCCACGCCGCACTCGCAAGCAGGCAGTGGAAAGAACTCGTGGACGAGTACAAGGGGAAGGATACGAAATGAGCGCGTATCAGCCTGTTCTTGACCCCGCCTGCGGCGGCCGAATGTTCTGGTTTGACAAATCGGATGATCGGGTGCTTTTTGGTGATGTGCGTGATGAGAGCTGGGAATTGTGCGATGGGCGTAGGTTCGATGTCAAGCCGGACATGCTGATGGACTACCGCGACCTGCCGTTCCCCGACGGGACGTTCCGCATGGTGGTGCTCGACCCGCCCCACCTGCGCAATGCGGGGGAAACGAGCTACATGGCGCAGAAATACGGTTGCCTCGACCAAGAGACGTGGAAAGCTGACCTCAAGACCATGTTCAGCGAGTGCTTCCGCGTCCTGAAAGAGCATGGAGTGTTGATTTTCAAATGGAATGAGACACAGATACCCGTATCGCAGATTCTCAAGCTCACAGCGCACAAGCCACTCTTCGGCAACAAGCAGCCGAACCGCACGGGAACACACTGGATTGTCTTCATGAAGGAGGACGCGAAATGAATAAACGGTACAAGGTTTGCCCACTTTTTTGGAGTGATTACGGCGATGAGCGCACCTTGATGAATATGGGTGTGTTTGAAAAGTTGCTGAACGAGGGTTGGCAGATTCTGCGGGTGGATACCATGCCGACAACGGAATTGCGTGATAACGCCGTCACAGCGACGAACGTCTACATCCTTGAGAGGGAGGCTAATGATGATTAGTCAATACGACAAGGACATGTGTTGCCTGTATATCGCTGAGGGGATGAACTACATCTGGCAACAACGAGAGAACCAAGAGCTTTCCCGAATACTTGAATCATTGGCCGATAGGAAGCTCATGAAGCGTGTCCATGGCGGGTATGCGATCACGCTCAAGGGATTGTTGGCAGTCAAGGTGTGGAGACTTCACCTGTTCCTGTTCCATCACGGTGAATACAAGTACTTCAGGAGGAAGAAATGAGCAGGGCTGAGACCACCGCCATGCTGTCCAAGCTGGTGGAGAAGAGGTTGAGGAATCAGACCGCTTTTTGGGCGAGCGAGGTCAATTTCGACCGTAACACGCCCGACGAAAGGCGCGTGGACTACGTGGGCTTCAAGCCCTGGAACATCAACGGTGAGCCGGTGCCCGCAAGCGTCGAGAAAGGCTGCTTCGAGTTCTACGAGGTCAAGTCATGCATGGCTGACTTCACTAGCGGCAACGGACTGACGTTCTACGGCGATCAGAACTATCTGGTCTGCACGAAGGAACTGTGTGACGAGATCGTATGGCAGAAGATGGTGCCGCCGCGAGTGAACGCGATTCTGACACCGGATTCGACCGGCTCGAAACTGATTCTCGACTATGTGCAGTCCTACAACGACCTGTCATACAGGAGGCGTCCGGCAAGCGAAATCCTGTGGGCCATGGTCAAAGCTAACGGAAAGAGGACTAATTGAGCATCATGCTTGACGAGGCCAACGCTTACGAGCGTGGCATGGATGATGATTTGACTTTTCAGACGGTTCGTGAGCTTGCCGGTACAGCGTACATGGCCGGACGTTCCGCTCCACCAACCGACGCCGAGGTGGAGGCCGTGGCGAAACGGCTCTGCTGGAACAGCTGCGAATGGGATGGCATCGAAAGCGACTATGTGGCGAAGGACGAAGACGATGCATGGGATTACGCCGGTGAAATCTGCGGATATCAGGAAGACTACATCGCGCGGGCGAAAGAAGTGCTCGAAGTGGCACGTAAGGCGGTGACGGAATGAAGGCTGTTTTGATTGTTTTCACCATTGTCTTCGGTTTGCTTTCTTTCGCGTCGTTTGCGTCGATCGTCGCGTTGTTCATCGCCGACTGGATGGCAAAACACTTCTAGACCACATTCAAACCCGTCGAAATCGACGGGATAAGACAATCAAGGAGACGAAATGATAGGAAACAAGAATATTCAACGAGGGCTAATGGCCGTGCTTATGGCCGTAGCGATGGTTTTCCCGCTGGCCGGATGCGAGAACGAAGCGGATGCTGACGATGTTGAAGGCGGTAGTGACTGCATTGATGTGCGAGGCGACTTCGCTGTCGATGAGTGCAGAATCGAGTTGCACGACGGTAGGGCCGTGACATGCATCAGGTTCAACGTCTACAAGGGGGGAGGCGGTCTTTCCTGCGATTGGGACAATGCTAGCGGCAAGGACGGGGAAACGAAATAATGGAACATGAGCTAATCCCCGTATACACGAAGTTCACCGGTAACGGTGTGCGTGTGCAGAATGATTCTAAACTCATCGACTATCTGGATGATGGGTGGAAAATCATCAACGTCACGGCAGCGAACCCACTGGCATTGGACAACAATGAGGCCGTCGTGTTGTACGTGATCGAGAGGACTACTGCAAATCATTGGAGCAAACGGAATGAATGAGCCTACCGCCGACGAGATCATGAAAATGTTCGCGGTTGACATAGCAGTTCTTCGTCGTGGTAGGCGCAAGCCGTCTGAGAAGCCGCCAGTCGGAAAGAAGAAGGCGAAAGCGTCGAAAAAGCCGGTCAAGCTTACTGCGGAACAGCTCGCACGGAAACGTGAGCACACGCGACAGTGGCGGATGGCCCACCGTGAGCAAGTCTTGGAATGCAACCGCCGATACAAGCTTGCGCATCGTCCGACATTCCACCATTTCAGCCGTGAGGAACAGGCGGCCTACGAACGCAACTACTACCTGCTTCAACCCGAGAAGAGAAAACGGAAGCGGGAGACTGTTTGAGACGTTAATCCAATACCGGTTGCAAGGTTGGGTGCAACCGGTATACTAGACATGTTCCGGCATTAATCGCACGCCTTCGGGCACCGGTGCGGAATCAACATACCATGATTTTGGAAGGCGTGCGATTGGCTGACTGCAAACTGTTGCGTTGCGGGCGTGAACGAGACGATACCAGGCAACTCTGCCCTGAATGTGAACAGCGGCTCCTAGCCGACTTGGAATGGTTCACGAAGAACATCGGCTACTTGGAAACCGACAAGATGAACCGCATCAACAAGAACCATGACGCTAACGGTGGCGGGGGAGGATACTCTGATAATCCGCCATTGCGAGAGCAAGTGTTCGACCTGTTGTATGAGGGTGACGAACACATGGATAGCGTGTGGGGCACACTATCCGCGTTCGCTAAATGCTTAGGCGTCGAATACCTGAATCACGATCCGTTGAACGTGTTGGCGCAGCGGATAGCCGTCAAGAAAACCAAGCAAGGCGAACCCGCGTGTCTATGTTCAACGGCAACACCCGTGTACGCGCTTGAAATCCGCATCGCCCGCGACAAGTGCCAGCGCCTGTTGAATCAAGGCCATACGGTTAGCTTGGGCAACTGCCCCAACACTGACTGCAACATGCCATTAAGCGCTGACGAGACGGCAAAACGAGTCAAATGCCGTGGATGCAGGAACGTTTGGAACATCAACTTTTTGAGGACACTCATGCAAGACAAGATCAAACACAGCACTTACACGGGGACTGCTTCGGACATTAGAAGCAAACTCCAACAGGCTGGATACCTCGTATCCGCGAACACGTTGAAATCATGGGCGCACAGGGGCAAGCTCACCCCGGTACGCAAGGAAGGCAGACACCCAATCTATTGCATCGCGGACGTGTACATGCTGATGCAGCAAACCACTCCAGTGGACGATATTTGGGGACTCGTCGGAAAGGACAACCGGCAATGACCACCACCATCAGCATCACCGACAAGGGCAAGACCATCACCTATCACGCGCATCACATGCGAGACCAAATCGAACCAGTCAAACAGTACGGCATGTTCGGAGAGCAATTGAACGCGAAGAAAAAGCTCCACACGCTCACTTTCTACACGGAGGGTTGAATTGAAAATCAACATCGACTGCTCGTTAATCCTCCTACTGTTGTCCGGCGTGTTGGCACTCCTGAAAATCGGCGGCCAATTCCCATACTCGTGGATATGGGTGCTCGCACCCATTTGGATACCACTACTCGCACTGGCCGGTATCACAATCATCCTGATAATTGCTTGGATTATCGGCGTCATCGGCGTGCTTATTCTCGAAAAGTTCGGAGACTAAATTGCAGATCAGCGGTAAGACGAACAATATTGGCTACGCTCACGCGAACGATGGTGGAGCAGACCTACGTTCCAACGAGGACACGATCATCTGCGCGGGTAGTCAAACACTCGTACACACAGGCGTATACATGGCTATTCCAGCTGGATACGTCGGCCTAATCTGCCCACGCTCAGGCTTGGCGTTGAAACACAACATCACCGTGATGAACGCGCCTGGTGTAATTGATGCCAATTATCGTGGCGAAGTCGGCGTAATCCTCAGAAACATGGGCGAACAGGCGTTTGAAATCCATGAGGGAGACCGGATAGCGCAGATCGTGTTCCTACCATACGCGCACATGCAATTCGAGCCAGTCAACGAACTGGATTCGACCGAACGTGGCGATAAAGGATTCGGCAGCACCGGCAAATGAGCCGACAACAAGAACACTCGCCAAACAGATATTCGACAACCCAAGACAGGAGCAATCATGAGAGTCTACGTCGTCGCTGCGAACGTTATGGACAGGGACGAATACAGGGATTACACGCTCAAACCGGTAGATAGGTGGCATCCGTATTTCACCATGGGGGAGAGACTGGCTGACCAATACGGCGAGTACGTGAGCATAATGGGCGTCTATTCCACGCTCGCTCAGGCGGAACATCGTTGGGATGAACTCGACCGTGAAGGCTTCGGTGTTTTCCCGATCATCGAATGCGTTGTGGACGCGAACTGCTGGGAATACATAGGAGGCTACGCGGAATGAGCGAGACAATCAAAATCAGTGGAAAGTGAGCGCGTCATGCGAATCTACCTAGTAACTGCGAACGCACAGGATCACAACGAATACATCGAGTACCGGGATCAACCATATAATCCCGATTCGTTCACTGACACCCCAATGCACATGGGCGAAACGTCATGCACTGCGGGATTCGTAAGTATCATGGGCGTTTACACGACACGCGAACAAGCGGAGACACGCGTAACCAAGCTTGCCCGCGAGAAATTCCCGGACTTGCGAATCATCGAGATTGAAGCGGACTCGGACTGTTGGCAGTTCATTGGGGGAGGTTGGCTCTGGTGAGCAAGCAGACAATCATCACAGCGGACCATCTGAACGCCACGCACTTAGGCGAGAAGATAATCATTTTAGACAATTGCGAAATCGTCATGTCAGGAAAACTCAAGGAGTTAAGAGCGACGCAATACTCCATGCCGGTGTACAGCAACGATATCGAAGCCGTGCCCGACGGCTATGGGAACATCACCATTGCCCCGAAACTGAATTACGAAACTGTCACCGACATCATCATGCACCTGTCGAATCAGCTCAATGACGATATCAAGGCGACCGTTCATGGTGACACGGAACTGGTAATCGAAGTCAACGGAAAGTAGGGGAGTATGACGGAAAACACCACTGGAAAATCAACGAACGAACTGCTGATGCGCGTGTTGCAAGTCGAATCACCGGAACTGTTCGACGGAGGCGACTATCAGCCGGTACGAGTAGTCGGCTACGATTATTCGCCATTCTGCGAAGCAGTCTGCGAAACCTGTGGCGATGACCCCGAAATGCTGACCATCGCATTCGAGACGAAAAGCGGCGAACGTTACAGCGAATACTACGACTATTTTGGACTGCCGAACATTTTAGAAGCATTGGACAAGTGGGATAAGCAGTACGGGAAGGTGGTAGAGAACCGTGGATGACACTTCAAGCACGAAGAAATTCGTATTTACAAGTGATAGCAAGCCGTCCCCCGACCTCTCGAATTTCAAGCCTTTTGGACACATTGACGAGGACAAACCCAAGTACAGTGCGATCATGATTATCGAGGATGAAGGCGTATACGTTCCCGTGATATACAAGGAATGCCACGTGGACCTCGACATTGATAACCCGACGATTCACCCGCTATCAGGCCCATGCATGGAACCCTGCTGCTACAGTACGCCGGAACTTGCTATAAAAGCCGGGACACGCATCTACAGGAACATGTTGAAGGACAACAAATGAAGTGGTTTACCAGTGACTTGCATTTCGCTCACCCTTTCGTGGCTGCATTACGTGGCTATGCGCTACCCGGATACGCTAAGGATGCATCGATCAAACAACAAGCCGAACATGAGCATAAGCCGCTCAAGAACTGTGTTAACTGGCGGAAGCATGATGCCGACATCATCAGAAGCATCAACACGTATGTTGGCGAGGAAGACGAACTCTACATCCTCGGAGACATCAGTTCCGGTGATACGTGGAGCGTAGACCAAGCGATAATGCGCATCCAAAACCTGCATGTACCACGCAAGAACAGGCATCTGATTCTCGGCAACCACGAACTGCACAGTTCCACCCGCACGCTGGAAAAGTTGGCAAGCGTGTTCGTGGAAGTCGGAATGGTCGGCATCACCGAAATCAGAGACGAGTGGGGCAACAATCCACACACGGTATTTTTAAGCCACTACCAATGGCGTGAAGACTTCACGCAAAGCAAACCCCTAGGCGCAGTCTCAACCAATTGGAACGCGCCGGAATTAGCCGAATACGCGATACCACGCATGAACAACACTCTGCTCCTGCACGGACACACGCACGCGCATGACCCGCTTGAGTTCGGCAGGCATCACAATGAGATCAACGTCGGATTAGACGCATGGTGTTTCGAGCCAGTCAACGAAGCCGAATTGTTGGACAACTGGTTACAAACCGCGTCAGGCAACGTCTGAGTGGTCTACAATGGCCCTGTTAACAACAAATGCGTTTAGCGAGTGTTCGCCAAACGTTGGAAACCGGCTTCATCATCCTCTGGATAACGGAACCGCGCTTCGATGCCCTGCGCTTCAAGGATCGCGGCTATCTCCCTGCTGCGGGCATTGACGATGGCGTAATCACCTTTGTCCCGTCCGTAACGGTCGTAGTGTTCCTGCGAACGATAGTAGAGCAAGTCAACATGGTCAGGCGGGTTGCCTTGGACTTCCTCAATCCCGTTCACCGCATCCAAAGCGGCCTCGACCGCTTCGACATGCTGCGTGAGCATACTTTCCAACCATGCCTGCGCGTCTGCCGGTGGTTCCGCCTCGCCAGGCTTCTCCCAACGTTTCACCGTCAACACGGCATTGCCGAAACGGTCGGCAAGCATCTTCTGACTGATGCCGCATCGCTCCCGTGCCGCACGAAAAGCGGCCTTCGATCCAAACGTCATCAAACCTCCAGACAATCATGAAAACACGGAAAACGTCGGTTCCAGCATGAAAAACACGCTGGAGCCGGCAGAACAACGATTTTCAGCGGAATACGTCACGCCTTGACGCAATCGAACACCAGCAAATCGGAATCATCGGAATCCGTTCCGATCTTGGAGTCAAGACGCCACCCGTTTTCCTCAAGACACCGTTTGATGTCCTCCGTCCAATCATCCGCCTCCACGTCGGACGGGGTGAACTCCAAGTCGTCCACAATCTCCCTATCCTCATGGAAATCGATGAAGTAATCGTAGATGCGGATATGGAACGTCGAATCCGCGTCAAGCGGGTTCCTGAGCACCGCATTGTTCGGCTCCATCACGTCGATGTAGGCGTTGTGGGCTTCGATGCGCTCGGTCCATCCGCTGATGGTTTCAGGATCGTTCAGGTCGATGAACCAGTCCATGAGCTGCTCGGTGGTCAACGTGTCTGAGTAAGCCGAAAGCTCTTCGTACAGCTTGTCGTAATCGGATTGCGTGGACTCCTCGTCAGCGACGAGCCGCTCATACTTGGCACGGAGCCGTTCGGACGGGATGCAAAGCCATGCGTCTTCGGTTTCGCCGTCCTTGTCGAGCTGGCAGTCATAGACGCGCTTTCGTAATTCCGACTTCGGGAACTCCAGTGCGAATGTGCCAGTCTCATTCCACTTGTGGCCTCTGGTTTTTTCGATACGAATGGTAATCATTTCAATCTCCTTGTGATTGTGGGGATGCCTTGATGCTTCCCGTTTGTTGCTAACTACAATATATGTTACCAAAGGTAACATTTCAAGTCGGGCGTGTTGTGGAAATCAATCCTCCTTGCCCAGATAATCCTGCAATCCGTCGCCAGCTTTGCCATTCAGCCCGCGACGGGACATGTCGTAATAGTCGAGCATCTGCGGACTGTTCCACCCGCCTGCGGCCATGATGTCCCTGTCCGGCACGCCAGCGTCACGGGAGAGCGTGCAGAACGTTCGCCGCAATGAATGCGGCGAAATATCCGGCACGCCCACGCGCAATGCCACGGACGATACGATGCCCACGGCGGTCTGCTGCCGCAGACGCGCGCCGGAATCCTCACGGAACACCGCACCACGCCTACGTTCGCCAATGAGTCGTGCGAGAGCTTCGGCCGCATCGGAGGGAATGGCCACACGCTGAGACCAGTCGCCCTTGCGGTCGAACCGCACCCACGGACGCCCGTCATTCAGATGACAGTCTTCGACATCCAACCCAAGCGCCTCACCGACCCTCGCACCGGTCAACAGCAGCAGACTGCACAGGGCATCCGTCCGCGCACCCATGCCGCGTGCTTCGGTCAGAAAAAGCCTAGCCTGCTCGCGGGTGAGGTACGTGCCATCCGAATGACCGTACAGTTTCGGCCTACGCACATGCTCGCCAGGATTGCAGTCGATATACCCCTCCTCGCAGAGATAGCGGTAGAGGCAGCAAACGACGCTCAGATTCCTGCACACCGTGTTTTTCGCCGCTGGCCGCATGCCGCCGTCATAGGCGGCGAACACCTCGATATGGGTGCGCTTCGCCCGCAGCATGTCGATACCGTTATCCGCACACCAGCGGAGCCATCGCGATACGACGCTCCGATACCCCGCCCTTGTGCCCGGCGTCAGGCCGGCGAGAAAACCGGCGATCATGTCGCTCACCGTTTCCATATGCGCACCGTATCCTTGCAGATCAAGGGCTTATCGGCTGGACCTTTGACGAATGGCGGTATCCACTGCCTGCGCCTCAGCGAATGATTCGGCCCATACGCCTGATCCCTCCAGAAGCCGCGCACGATGAAACGATGCGAATATTCACGTCGCACCCGCTCGTCATCATCGGCGCTTCCGCCCGGACGATGCAGATTCTCACGCAGCACCAGCATCTTGACCTTGCGGATTTCCGGGTCGAAACGCTGTGGCAGCGGATGCGCCATATCGGGTTTCGCCGGTTTCGCCTCGCAGATATGCGGTTCCGCGCTCAACGCCCACACCGCGCGCAGCAGATCGCCGAACCATCGGAAACCGCCGACATGCTCATTGAAAATGCCGTTGGCGAATCTGATGACCGGCAGTGAGAATGATTTCGCGTCGCATTCCTTCAGAGCGCATGGATGGTCCGTGAATCCCATCAATTCGATATCGCCGTTGCCGTCGCATTGCCAGAAGAGCGCCGACACATGGGCGTCTCCGACCTTCCTTCCCGTCGCGTCGTCGGTCACGGGGAATCTGACCATTTGGACATCCCCGTCGAAGAAGATAAGCCCGCTTTGCGCCGGCGCTTCCGATTTCGGGAAATCACCTGCCCGGACGGTATCTTCCGCCAGCGCCGTCATGTCCCGGCTGATCCACCAAAGCTGCGCGACGGCGAGATTATCAGCGAAATTCCAAGCCGCTTCCATGCTCCGCTCGTATTGCGAGTGCGCAGCCATCTCCTCCTTTAATGCGACCCGCTCGTATTCCGCGAGTTTGTCGCGGATCAGCGGAAGGTGCGATGGGATGAGGCGAAGCCGTCTGTTCCTACTGCGCGTCATGTCAGTCAGCCTCCCCAAGACGGTCGAAAACCTTGTCATACGCTTTCGTCACGCATTCCAAACCCATGCGATAGACGCTCACGCGATCATGGTCAGACTCCGCCATGCGGCGCTGCCAATCATGCGGGAACGCCACGCTCAACAACGTCTCCCGCACGTCCGGTTTGACAACCTCGATTTTCTGCGGGAACATCGCATCAAAAGTGAGGACACACAAGGCGTAAGCCACCTGCAACGTTCGGTCAGACACGTAGCGGAAAGACTGTTCCGCCACGCGGTCAATCTCTTCCATAGACCACGGAACGGTAGCCGCCAACTTCGCGTACTCTTCCGCATCCTCATAATCCAAGCCGCCATTCATCGAATTGTCCTGAACCGTATCCACCAGGTATTCGTACAGTTCACCGATGATGCCCGCCGTGGAATGGACGAACACAGGCTCAAAATCAATAAAATAACTGCCGAACCACAGGCCGCAGACATGACCCACATAGCCGGTAAGCTCACGCGGCAGCATATTCACGTCAATCATCACAACACCTCGATTTCGTCATTAAGACCCATGAACTCCTGAGTGGTGAACCCGCCATCCTTGACAACGCAGTACAGCCAACCCTGGAATCCACACAAGCGCGCATCACGCATCCCACGAATCAAGTCACGCAGCCACGCGCACACAAGATACGTTTTCGACACGGGACGCCAATAACGCTTACGCTCGACCACATCAAAATGGTCATATGCATACATTTGCTGACCAACATGAAAATCAGCCCACAATTTCAACGTTTCCATGACACTCACGCCTCCCTCGAATCAACGTCACCGAACAGTTCATAACGCAACTGCGCATCAGCATCGAACATCGCCTTGTACGCATCACCAAGAGACTCATAGCAGACGCCATCCACACGCCAGCCGTCGTAGCCCTTGGAATCCAACGAACGGAACTCTCTCAGCGCACCAAGCATCATCTTGCGCATCAATCGATAATCCGGCACGCTCTTATGAAAATTACCGTCGAACCGGTCAGCAGCAACGTAAGCGTCACGCGCTTTAGTCGTATCGAATGGGACAACAGTACCAATCGGCTCATGGTCGAAATTGAAAGTTTTGACACCGTAAGGCCAATAAACAGCGTAATAATGACGGGACATGGTAGAATCTCCTTGCAAATGGTTTGGTTGAGTTAATTACTGTTTGCAATGGCCGGACGGTACTAGGCATACCGTCCGGCCAAACTTTTCAGAACAGGCAATCAACGCTTCCACGCCACTCGCAAATACGCTCGTAACCGTCCGAAGTGCTACCGTCCTCCATGCCGCACTGCGGAATGTCTGACAACTCACGGTAGCTCGCTAGGTCAGCTTGGCCGTAATCCTTCGTGGCATAAGTCTCACGCCACCACGTCCACTGCTGCTCAGGCGTACCATGCGGATCGGCAACCGGCTGATCGGAAAGCGCTGGGGAACAAGCCACGCCGAAAGCCAACAGGCCAACAAGCACGGCAACAAGCAGAGTAATCTTCTTACGCATTGCGAACACCTCACTCCGCAAGCAGTTCGGAAACCGCATTGTCAAACTCTTCAGAGAACAGCCAAGTACGGTAGAAAACCTCAAGTTCTTCAGAATTATCAAAAGGTACGTCATACGCGTAATCGCTAGTGACGAACCTATCCCAATCATCTGAGAACATGACGTTCTGCATATTCTCGGAACTCTTGCTAGCGTTGCACGTCCAGGAACCGTTATCGTTGCCGGTAACCTGAAGCTCAACGTCGTCATACTGGTCCCAGTACCACTGCTTGGTTGGCGTAATGCCGTCCGCATAATCCTTAAAGGTTTCGACAATTTCATCCCTCAAATCGGAACGATATGCCGCTGCAAAAGTATTTTCATCACACATTTCAGATACTCTCTTTCCAGCCCCCTTGCTAAAATGAGAGGGCTCTAGTTAGTTGGTTAAAATTACTGAGCAATCGAGCCGGATAGCTGCAACTATCCGGCTCTACTCATTCGTGAGCTAGACGTGCCATAAAGACTACGCTAGCCCTAGCGGATTCAATCAATCCGCCGAAGACTTAGAATCAGAATCAAGCAATTTGCGCGGATTAGCGATCTTGAGAGCATCGCACAATCGCAGTGCAGTATCAAGCGACACCGCCCGAACATTGCGTTTACCTGTCTCAATCTGCGCAATCTCGACATGATGCACGCCACTACGTTGCGCTAACTCACGTTGCGTTAGACCGCGCTTCATCCTTAATTCTTTCAAACTCATGGCCCTTACTCCTAACTTGGATTAGAGGCCATTGTAGACCACTCAGACGGCGCGGGACAATTCCATGCCGGACACCGCGCCACGTTAGCGACTCTACGACGGTTCGGCCTTGCATGCTGTGAGGGTGCATCATGCCTAGTCGCATTCCGTCGCGTCATTGTCGCGTCCACTCTTCAGTTTTCAATCATCCATGCCGCGCCTGTTAGGGGGCTTCGTGTCACCGGCCTTGCGGTGGTGGTATCCGTGGTGGTGGCCTCTCGTTCATCTCTGTTCCTTTCGTTGTCGTTTGCTTGATGGCTCTCACTATACACGCTATCCAGTCAGATAGCAAACCAAGACAACACAGACACCACCAAAACCATTGCAAACACTAGCATTCGTCGGCGTGTCGCAACCACACGACGGCGACACAAAGACAGCGGACACCACAGCCACGGCCACGCCGCGCCACGGCCACACCCAGGGACGTCACGGCCACGTCACGACGGCCATGCCCAGGGACGCCACGACATCCAGGGCACGACGGCCACGCCACGGCACGGCCACAGCCACGCCATGGCCACGACGGCCACGACGGGCACGGACATGATCGCATAAGAGGAACGTGCCCGCGCGATACCACACGACACGCCAAAACACAATCGCACAAACGTTCCAACGTTGCACCATGCAACAAACACCCCCGTGGGGGAGTGTCCCCCCGGCACAAAAAGCAAGGCCGCTGGCTCTCTAGTGCTGACGCTGAATGCTCGCTGGAACATTTTTGGATTACCCGTTACTCACGAAGTCTTCACATATTTAGTTGCTGCAACCGTTGCTGCACCCTACATATTGTGTATAATGTTCCTTGGATTGATGTTGATGGCGGTGGAGCAGCTTAAGCCATATCAACGTCTGGCCGTCCACTCACACGCGGTGTGTGAGGATTCTAGATGCGGTACGGTCAGCAGTCCGACCGGTCTATCCCGGGCGTGGCCTATATGGACTCGTACCTATTATTTTGGGCTGGTCTGCAATCCTGTTGGCACAGCCTTTTGGTTGCCGGGTTCGATTCCCGGGGTTTGCTCTAGGTTTCATGGGGTAGCTGCCTATGAGATCGATGGCATTGCTCGAATATCTCCGCTGGAACATGTGGGGGATAAGAGGCTCCCTGCCTTAATCAGGTGGTTGATGACCGAAGGGGAGGCACGGCCAAACGGGTGCATAGATGTTTCACGTTCCTTGCCGTTGGTGGTAAAGCCCATTCCACCATGCCGAACGTCTTTCCGACTTGGACGTTAACTAAGTCGGGTATATGGCATTGGTGCAACCGGTAGCATTACGGTCTCCAAAACCGTCGATGTTGGTTCGAGTCCAACATGCTGTGCTCAGCCTACCCACAGGCCGTGGGAAAGGTCTTCGGAGTCGTCTTGTGGCGGCTCTAGTTTTAGCTGACCCGCCTAGTCTGCGGGAACAGTCTCCTGAGTCGCTGCGGCGGCTCTTGCATTTTGGATGCTTGGCAGAGTGGCTTATTGCACCACCTTGCTAAGGTGGCGACCGGGAACGGTTCGGGGGTTCGACTCCCTCAGCATCCGCGCGCCGTGGCTGGCGGTAAAAAGCCATTGTGGTGATGCCATTGGTTCCTTATGGCTCTCTGGGGGTTGAACGAGCGTCCCATGCTCCTGTTGTGGGTGGAGTGTGGGACGCTTGTTCTTTTGCTTTGGTGGCGGAATGGTAGACGCGGCGCACTCAAAATGCGCTACCTGTAGGGTGTGAGGGTTCGACTCCCTCCCGGAGCACTTGGGTTGGTTGATCTGAGAACTTTTCCTGCTGGGATGTTTCCCCTTTGGCGTGTTTTCCTGCTCAGCACCGGCCAACCCTGTTTTTGTGGAGGCATTGTGGCGTGGTCTAGTTCCCATCGTGATGAACGGTTCAATCCTGATTGGCCGCGTGTCCGTGCGATGATTCTTGAACGGGATGGGCATAGGTGCCAGTGGCCGGTCAAGGATGATTACGGGAATGTTCGCCTGTGCGGACGGTATGGGAATGAGGTTGACCATAAGGTTCGTAATCCCGTCCATGATGATGATCGTCCTGAGAATTTGTGGGTGTTGTGTCGTTGGCATCATCAGCGGAAGACCGAGGGTGAGTCTGCTGAGGTTCGTCGTGCGAAGGGTAGGAGTCGGAGGGAGAAGCGTTGGTATTCTCACCCGGCTTTCAAGTGAATGAGTTCATGTGCGCGGTTGCCGGTTGCGCTAATCCGGTGTGTGCGAAGGGATTGTGTCGTTCGCATTACGACCGTGACCGTTATTCGGGGTCTCCGTTGAAGCCGTTGCGTCAGCGCATGTGTCCTCAATGCCATACGTGGTTTGATCCGAAGCGTTCCGACCAGTTGTTTTGTTCTGGGCGTTGCCGTGTGGCGTATAAGCGTGCTCGTGATGATGATAAGTCGTTGCCGGTGAAGCCTGAAACGACTATGTATGTGCGTCCGGTTGACGTGTCCGAGCTTGAGTCCGAGCTTGTTGTTGAGTCTTTTACTGATTCTCAGGTGGTTGAGAAGTGTGGCGGCTTGTGCGCGAAATGCCATGAGCCGGTTGATGTTGGTTCGAGTGGTGCCGATGGTGCCGCTTTCGTGTGGAAGGTTCCGTTGGAGAAGTCGCATAGTGCGACTTTGGCGAATCGTCTGCTGGTTCACAAGCGTTGTGAGGGTGGAACGTCCTAGCTTCGCGTATTGCCTGAAACGGGCGGATTGTGAGGCTGGTTGTGGCTGGTAATGGTCGTGGTGCGCAGAAGTCGAGGAATCCGATTCTTCGTGCGCCTGATAGTCCGATGGGTTTGGAGTTTCCTGCTGTTCGCCCGGATGGGCAGGAGTGGCTTGAACGTACGAAGAAGTGGTATGAGTCGCTTCGTGTCAGTCCGTTGGCTCAGCGTATGGGTGTTGAGGCCGACTGGTATGCGGTTCAGGATTTGGCGTTGTTGAAGGATGATTTCTGGCGTCCGAAGACTAAGGGCCGTTGGATGTTGGCTTCTGAGATTCGTCAGCGTGAGGCCACGTTGGGCATTACACCCGAGGCTCGGGTGCGGTTGAAGTTCGATGCTCCGCAGCCTGACGATATGAAGGCTTCCGCGTATGAGGGCGATACTGAGGGTGCTCGTAACGTTCAACGGAACAGGCAGCGTGCTTCCGCATTGGGTTTGCGTGTCATTGATGGTGGTGCCTGATGCATACGCGGATTCCCGAATTACATGGCGAGGATTTGACTCGTTCGATGGGAATGTTCGCGGTCTGGTGGATTGAGACTTTCTTCCGTGTAGGTCGTGGTGGCGGTGTTGGCCTGCCTGAGACGTTCGACATGGACGAGTACGTGTTCATGCTTCACGCCTATGCGTTGACCGAGTGGGGTACCCGCCGGTTCAATCGTGTGTTCTATTCGCGTGCGAAGGGTAAGAACAAGTCCGGTAAGGCCGCTGGCATTTGCGCGTTCGAGGGTTTGGCTCCTTGCAGGTTCGACCATTGGGCGAAAGAAGGGGAGACTTACGAGTTTCTGGGCGAGGTCTACCCGTATGCGAAGGGTGAGCCTGTTGGACGCATGGTGCAGATGCCGCAGATTCTCTGCTTGGCTACCGCCGAAGGCCAGACTGGTAACATTTTCGATTCGATTTACTACAACTGCGATCAAGGCCCTTTAAGCCAGTTGAAGGGTGTCGGCCTTGATGTTGGTCGTACTCGTATCGGCTTGCCGGAGGGTGGGGAGATTGTTCCCACCACGAGTGGTGCCGCGTCCAAGGATGGCGGTTTGGAAACGTTCGCCGCCTGCGATGAAACCCACTTGTACAACACGAACAAGCTTCGCAACATGTACAAGACCGTTCAACGTAACCTCGGCAAACGTAAAGGTGATGCAGACCCGTGGATTCTTGAAACGTCCACCATGTACAAGCCTGGCGAAGAGTCCATCGCTGAAACATCGTACAAGTATGCGTGGGATACCGCTTCGGGCAAAATCAAGCATCGTAGCGGCATCTACTTCGACCATGTGTACGCGAACATCGACTTGGATGATTTCGCTGACGAGAAGAAGGTTCTCCGCGCCTTGCAGATCGCGTATGGTGCGAGTGCGAAGAGTTCGGACGGTAAGGATCATCTGATATTGCCCGATGGTCGTATGACCGTGTTGAATGCTGATGGTGTTGACCCCGAGGGGCACACGTATTGGGATGGTGAGCTTGGCCCGTCGAAGGATGGGTGGATTGACCTGAATGGTCAGATGGATCAGATTTACCAGCCTGATTCAGACCCTGCGGATTCGATGCGCTACTATTTCAACACTTTGTCGAGCGTGCATGATGCTTGGCTTACGGAGTCCGACATTCAATCCCACATGCTGTATCGGGATGAAATGCACACCGCGTTCAATTCGATTCGTTTGGATGGCGCGTGGCAACGGTTCGTGACGAAGCGTGAGCCTATCACGTTGGGTTTCGATGGTTCCGTGTCGGATGATTCGACGGCTCTGGTGGGTTGCCGCGTGTCCGATGGCATGTTGTTCCTTATCAAGCTGGAGTCAGCTCCTGATGGGCCTGAGAAGGCCACTTGGCGTGTGAATCGTGATGCGTTCGACGGTATGGCACGTTGGATGATGGACAACTACAATGTGGTCGGCTTCTTCGCTGATGTCGCGTATTTCGAGCAGATGATTGGCGGTTGGGAGAAGGATTACGGGAAAAAGTTGAAGGTCGGCCCGCGTAAGAGCGGTGACAAGATCAAGTTCTGGACTAACAACTGGTATAAGGACATGCAGGTTGCGTTGGATAATGCGCATACCGCGTTCCGGTACCCGTATACGGAGCCTGACCGTAAGTCTAAGCCGGTCAAGGATGATATCGCGTTGCTTGCCGATCCGCGGTTGGTGAACCATTTCCGTAATGCGCGTAGGCGGGAGACCCGTACTGGGTATGCGATTTACAAGGAGTCTCCTAATTCGCCGGACAAGATCGATGCGTGCATGGCTGGCCTGCTGGCCTATACGGCTCGTGGAAAGTATTTGGAATTGGCTGACGAGAAGCGGCGTTACGCGCCGTCGAGAATCTACTGAATATGTTTAGAAGGAGTGCCCAGTGGCCGAATTGCAGCTAATCATCGACGGGGCCTCCTCCGATGACGATGATGCTTACGTGATTACGTCGTTGGCGCAGGAGTGGGGTTCCCGTCTCTTGGATATTGCCGAATTGAAACTGTTCAAGGATGGTAAGGAGATGGTGGACGAGAGCAGTGTTCCGCAGGGTGTTGACCCGAACGCCGCTCCCGTCTACAGGCTGATGCGCCAGTTGGGTGTCGTGAATCTCGCACGTCGTATCAGTGAGAGCGTGACAGACCGTCAGCAGCCTAATGGTTTCCGTAAGGTCGAGGATTCCTCATTGAAGGATACGGACGCAGACCAGATGGCGAAGCAGTGTGGTCTGCCGTTCATTCTCCGCCGTCATTTGTTGCCTGACAAAGGGGATTACGGTTGTTCGTTCGCCATCGTGGGAAAAGGGCAGGGGAGTCGTTACATCAAGGCGTTGAGTCCTTGGGAAGCGTGGATGTCCGACAATGATGATGCGGCGATCATGTATTCACATGATGACAAGCAAGGTGTTGAGACTCTTACCTTGTTCCGTATCGAACGTGACGATGATGGTTTCGCAAAGCGCGTGTATTCGCGTGTTGCTTCTAGGGAGTCAGACCGTACCGTTGTAGATCCGTCCAATGATAGCGACTTGTCCGATTTCATTAATCAGGGCAAGGCGTGGAGTCCGGGCACTAACTGGAAGTGGGATGACGGAAAGGGTGACGAATACGATTACGCGCTTGAATGCGAGTCGTTGCCTATTGTCCGTTTGAGCACTGTTGACGGGCAGGGATTGTTCGAGCCGTATCTGCCGATGCTGAAACGTATCGACCGTGAGGTGTTCGACCGCTTGTGCATTACGATGATGCAGGCGTTCCGTCAGCGTGCCATCAAGGGTGATTTACCGCAGACGTATACGGAGGAAGACCCTGATGTAATCAATGGTCTTGCCGAGGTTGGTGATCCCATCGACTACTCGAAGCGTTTTGCTATTGGGCCTGCGGCCTTATGGCAGTTGCCTGACGGTGTGGATATTTGGGAGTCGCAGACCACGGATACGAGTGGCTTGCAGAACATCATCATATCCGTGGTCTGCGACTC